TAGCCATTATTCCTCCTTTTTTATACAACTGGTTACTATTCTGTAAACCAGTTGTCCTCTATATCTTCTTCGCTAAACTCTGCGTTCATGTTATCAACAAAACTGATAAAGATACCCTGTAATTGTTCTTCATCATTAAAGATACCTTTGACTGCGTAAGTTCCATCTCCATGTGTTGTACCAGTTGCAAAACCAGACCTTACATTTCCATAGCCATTGCCTACTAATGTCCTTTCACACACGCTTGTATAAAAGTTCTTCTCATTATCTAGTGTTGGGTCGTTTAAATACTTCTTATTTTTATGGTCGTAATTAAACTCCTCATTGCCTAATGTATCTTTCTTTATGTAACAAGGGTCAATCAATAACACCTGCCCACTATCTACTGCTACTTCTCCTATTGTTTTAGTTTTATATTCTTCCATTGTTTAAACTACTTCCTTTCTTAATTGTTTTATATCACTTGGTATGCTGCTTTCGTTTAAGTTCCAATACTGGATACAAAAACAATTTACACATCCTAACTCTTGGTCCAGTTCTTCTTTACAAATTTCACAATCCATTATTCATCCTTTAAGAAAACATACTTGGAAATTCAACATCATGTTGCAATTCTTGTATGTTCTCTAGTTCATCTCTTATATTTTCTAAATTGTCTATTGCTTCTTGTAGCATTTCAGCTTTGTTAGAAGTTTGTAAATTTTCTGGTAGATTATTTAACCATTCTTCTAGTTCTTCTTTTAACTGTTCTACATCAGCAATTTTTTCTGACATGTCTAAAGTATCGCTTAATCGTGTAGCTCTACTTTTATATTTAGCCATTATTCTCCCTCTTGTTTGTTATTACTTAGACTATTGCGAAACCAAAAAGGTTACACAGTTTTTTTTAGCTGGTTTAAACAACGCTCTTTCCATTAATATTTTCTTTGATTGTATCTTCAATCGCTGCTTCTACATCTTCTAAGATACTATCTAAGATTTCTATTAGGTCCTCGCTGGTATAGGTTTTCTCTCTTAGTGCTGGAATGCTTTGCAAACCAGTCTTTCTAAATCCTATAGCGTTACTTACTCTTCTTTTAATTGCTTCTAACATATCCTTATATCCTTCCATTGTTTAAACCACCATCATCTTTGACTAGGTCTAACTCTTGCTTTGCTTTGTTTATTTCTTTCTCTAATTTGTCTAATCTTTGTACTGCTGCTGCAATAGATGCAGTGTTAGTAATTGATATACCTTCGCCACCAAACGCAACACCAGTTGTGTCTAGTTTTATAGTTACGCTTACATCCTTAGCCCAGAATTTACTTACAGTATTCTCTGTTCTTACTGCTGTATCTTCTACATACTTGTTGTAAGCATCAATCCTTTCGCCTTGCTTTTGTATTCTCTCTCTCTTTTGTTGTGTTGTTTCTTGCATCATTTCCTTTCTATTACTTTGACTTACTCTTATCAAAAAAGGTTACACAGTTTTTTTTAAAAAGATTTTATTAACTTCTGTCTTATCAAAAATTAATACATCTACTTCTGTTGTACTTAAATTATATTTTGGTAAAGGCATACCCATAACCTTCACAACATAATTTAAACCCTGTCTAAGACTATCTATTACTTCGTAATCTCTAGGCAAAGTCTTAGTTTCAAATCCTAAACCATGTATTAAATCTGGGTTAGGAATTAATTTAACTCTTGCTCCCTGTGTGTTTGTTGCTGGTAAGTATTTAACTGTTATTGCATAACAACTATCTACTCTTGTTTCTTCTGTCATTTTTTATCCCTTCTTTGTTTAAACTGATTAACTTGCCTTTTAATTTTTTTCTGTGAAAAGAAAGTTAGCTATTGCCTTCCACTTATCGTTGTTAGGTTTAGTAATTAGGATGTTGCAAACCTTTTCAACATCCATTGTTTTAGTTTTTCTTAATTTGATTGCTTTCATTTTTTATTATCCCTTCTTTGTTTCTATTATTTAGACTGCATCATATCCAAAAAGGTTACACCTTTTTTTTTGTGTAGAAGGCAGCTGTTTAAACTGCCTTCTACAACAGGGGATATCATGCGTATAAACCTTCTGGTACTGTTTCTTCATCGTAAGCTGCATCTTCTCTACAAGCTGGGCAAGTTAGTCTATATCCTGCTTCTTCCATGTTTAACAACGCTCTGCTGCTAATTCTAAAGATAAGACCCTTACCTTCTAATAAAGATTTCTCTGTAGAAGCTGGGCATTCCCATGATGTACACCAGCATTTGACCATTCTTGTAGTTTGTTTAGTGTGTGTTGGTCTAAATGCAACATGAGGGTAACCTCCATTTTCAACTAGAAAGTCATAGAATAAATCTTTCATTTCTTCTGTTGGTACTGTTGAAGAAGGGTTACCTCCCAGTTTAAACAGGTCTTTGACTAATTCAACAAATAAGCCCTTATGACCTAAACCCTCATCCAGTACTGCATGAGTTACCTCATGTGCAACTGTGTCAATAGTTATCCATAAATCGTCTGTTTCTCTATCAACCTCTATCACTCTTTTGTTACCAGTTGACGCAGTAGTTGAATAACATAGACCTAAAGCATGGTTACCTTTTTGATTATTAGTTACTCTTTTTCTACCTCGTGTATCACTAATATGAATTTCAATTCCATCTCCAGTATGTTGTTGAGTGTCTATGCCCTTAGCCTCTAATTTGTTTAAACATTCTTTGACTAATAACATTAACCATTCTTCTGCTTTCAAAGTAGACTTAGGAAACTGTGTTTCTTTTAGTGTTACTTTCTTTTCTAGTGTTTGCATAATATCCCTTCTTTGTTTGTATTTATTAGACTATCCTGCAACCTAAAAGGTTACAGGATAATTGTTGTAATAATAATTTTTACCATGTGTTACTTTGGTAATTCTATTTTCTCTAACAAATCTTTTTAACATCTCAATATCTAATCTGCCTATTGTTTTTACTGGTCTGCCTAAAATGTTTTTCTCATCTTTAATTGCAGCGTGTACATAAAGAATATCAACAGATTTTTTATTAACCTTTGTAATGACTGCTGGGTAATTGTTGCCATTATCCCAGTTGATAGCAACATTAATTCCAGTATTAAATTGTGACATAAATGCCTTATCTCTTTTTTCTATCTGGTCTTTAATTGATGCTGCTGCAACCTTCAACTCATGATTAGTAAAACTATCAAAGTCTTTGCTTAGTAATAAGTTAGTCATAATATCCCTTCTTTGTTTGTACTACTTAGACCTCATAGGTTACAAAAGGGTTACAGGTTTTTTTTGAAATTAGATATTTTTTTTTCACAGGTTATTTATTGTTTATTTAATTAACACCCTCCCAGCAGTTTATAAATGTTTAAACAGGGTATCATTACAGATACAATATATAGTATATGAGGTGTGTTGTACTACATATTGTACACAAAATAATGAATACTAGATATAGTGTATATACAGTAATATACAAGATATAGGGGGGTTAAATGTGAGGGTCTGTGTTGTGTTGTGTGTACCCTCTAAGAATTATGTGTTAAGTTTGCACCCTAAAAATACACTAGATATTGTGGTACAAGATGTTGTGGTACTTTACTAGCAGGTGTACCTCTTTATTAAATATTGTTTAATAAAGAAACTAAACATTTAAGATACAGCTAACCCTGTGCCACTCCCTCCCAAAAACCAGAATGAACTCAAATAAGTAGCATTTAACAATGTGGAATAATAGCCTATTACGCTAGTTACCATGGTCCTGCTAATCCACTTTGTTTGTTAAGTGATTGTCCTATGTCCTTTTCTAAAAGCAGGAAAGACAAAGTGTTTGTTTAAGTACTATATCATACTTTTAAATTTAGTGGTAGTATTTAATGGGGGTTGCGTATAGTAGGAGTTTCCTCCTTTCGCCTACGCCCTGTCTGCGACCCCCAAATTTTTTTAAAAATCTTACACATAAAATGCAAGTTAGTGTAATATAAAGTTATCTAAAGGATATTTTATTCATATAACATTTCCTTTCTTTTGTTTGTATAGTACGACCCTCCAGCAATGGAGGGTTTACTATTTGATAAAAAAAAATTTTTTTACACCTAAAACTACAACAGTATTACTATAGGTTTACTCTTAGAAAGTCTAAGAGTTCGTGTAGAGGTACACGATAGATATGAAGAGAAAACGCTTTTCATCAGATAAGTAATGACAGTTGTGTGTTGAAAACTGATGCCTAGTTGATTTGATATTCATATTCTTTCATAGAACAGTAAATGGACAGACTGTACGAACAAGACCCTGCGTGAGCAGGGTTTTGTGTTATGATAACCTTATGCCTTTATACACAGGAAAGTCAGATAAGACAGTTGGTAGAAACATAAGGAAACTTATGTCAGAAGGTTATTCCCAGAAACAAGCTGTGGCAATAGCTATGCGTAAGGCAGGAAGGAAAAAAAAGTAATGGCTACTTATCAAGGTAAATCAGTAACATTGAATAGTCCATCCAGAATAGGTAAGGGCGAACCAGGATATGGTAGAAAGAAATTTAAAGTCTTTGTTCAAGATGGAGATAAAGTTAAAAAGGTTATGTTTGGCGACCCAAATATGGAAATCAGAAAAGATAACCCAGAAGCTAGAAAATCATTTAGAGCTAGACACAAATGCGATACAGCAAAAGACAAGACTACACCTAGGTACTGGTCTTGCAAAATGTGGTAAGGAGTTACAATGGCACATAGTTCAGGAAAAAATAGTTTAGTAGGTAACATACATAGAAGGCAACAAGCTGGTACTTCTAGGTCAAAAAAGAAATCTACTATTTCTAAAAAAGCGTATAATCAAATGAAGCGTGGTTGGAAGAAAAAATAATTATTGAGTACTTACGACATTCCATGTCCTATGTGTAAAGAAATTCTCAAAATTGAGGAAGGACATGTAGTGTGCAAAAATAAAGAATGTGAGAAATATGGCAAATAATAAATTATGTTACGCAGCAGGATGCCATAGACCTTTGCCACCTAGAGCAAAAAAGTTTTGTAGTAAGCGTTGTTATGAAAGAATTAACGCACAAAAGAAACGAGCAAGAAGAGCTGGTAAAGAGTGGTCCCAACAGGATGATGTTTTAGATATACCTAGTCAAAAACCTAATGTAGCTTCTAGGCGTGGACAAGTGTATGAAGATATAAAACAATCTGGATTAGCACAAGAACTTTATGATAAAACATTAACACTTACAGAAGTAGCAAACATATTAGGTACATCTGCAGCAGCAGTATCTATGGCATTCCAGGCATACTTAGAAGATATTAGAAATGAACAAGAACAAAAAGATTGGAAGTTACCTCAAGTAGCAGAAAAAACATTAGAAGATTTTGATGACTTTAGACAAAGATATTTTAGAACAGAACAAGGCGTAGCTTTCTTAACACCTAAGTTTCATAAGAAATGGATAGAAGAGATTATGAATGCTATAGAAACTGGTGGACAGCACATGATACTTTCTCCACCACGACATGGTAAAACAGAACTTTTAATACATTTTGTTGTGTGGTTAATTTGTAAAAATCCAAACATAAGAATTATGTGGGTAGGTGGTAACGAAGATATAGCTAAAAACTCTGTTAGTTCAGTTATGGACCAATTAGAAAATAATGAATTATTAATTGAAGAGATATGTGGACCTGGACCAAAGTTTAAACCTAAAACAAAATCATCTAAGTCTTGGTCGCAAAATGGTTTTACTGTAGGAACTAGAACAGTAACTGGTATTAAATCTCCAACTATGGTTGGTATAGGTAGAGGTGGCAAGATACTTTCTAGGGACTGCGATATTATTATTGCTGATGACATTGAGGACCATAGTTCTACTATGCAACCAGCATCAAGAGAAAATACCAGGAGTTGGTGGACTACAACATTGTCATCAAGAAAAGAGGAACATACTGCTATGGTAGTGATTGGTTCACGCCAACATTATGATGACTTGTATTCTCACTTACTAGATAATGAAAGTTGGAGTACAACTGTAGAACAAGCACATGATATAGCATGTACTAAATCTGATTGGGATAATGATGCACACCAAGATTGTATGTTATGGGCAGAGAAAAGAACTTACAAGTGGTTAATGGATAGAAAGAAAGCTGCAGAAACAACAGGTGGTAGAGCAATTTATGAAATGGTTTATTTGAATGTAGCTATGCCAGATGGTATGAGTTTATTTGATGCAGAAGAGATTGAACAATGCAGGGACCAAAATAGAGAGATTGGACATATACCAACAAATGTACGATTGATTGCAGGATTAGACCCAGCATCAACAGGTTATCAAGCTGCATTCTTATGGGGATATAATCAAGACAATGACACGCTATACATGATTGATATGGAAAACAATTTAGGTGGTGGTATTCCTAAAGCATTAGAAATAATTAAAAACTGGTTTCAAAAATATGGATTAGCACATTGGGTTATTGAAGAGAATGGTTTTCAACGAGCAATTAGACAAGACAAATCTATTAGAGAGTTTGCAGCTAAGCATGGTATCTTTTTAGAAGGTACACAGACTTATGGTAATAAGCATGACCCTATCTATGGTGTTACAGCTATGCGACCATTGTTTGCAAATAAATTAATTAATTTACCATATCGTAGCTTTGAAGCACAAGAAAAGGTAAACTTGTATAGAAGTCAGTTGGTGTATTTCAGTTCTGCTCAAAATAAAAGTAGAAGTGTTGGTACTAAATCTGATATAGTTATGGCAAGTTGGTTTCCTATGAAAACAATAAGGCGTTTACAAAAAGAAAGACTTGCTACAATGGGTATGGAATACCAACCTAGTTTTAGTGGTTACGAAAGTCTAGGTATAGATTTGGATAGTTGGAGATAATGGTAAAAACAGCAGAAGAAGTTTACAGCAGAGTTTACGAATTAAGACAGTTGAACTCTGAATTAGCATCAGATAAACATAACATACGAGCAATACTTAATGGTGGTGCTGATGGTATCAAAGCATTACTTGGTAAAGATATGCGTGATATGGATTATAGACAACTACCTGCTCCTAACTTATTGATGTCTGCATTAGAAAGATTTGCACAAAAAATTGGTAGAGCACCAGATTTAAAAGTTGATATATTCAATGATAAGGATAGTGAAAGAGCAACTAAAAGAGCAGAGAAACTAGAAAGAATAGTTGCTGCTTATGACAAGATACAAAAGCTAGATAAACAATTACCTCAAGTTGCAAGATGGTTACCTGGTTATGGTTTTGCTGTTTGGATATTAAAAGAAAAGAAAGATGCTAATGGAGTTCCATATCCAGTAGCAGAAATAAGGGACCCATATCTTTGTTACCCTGGACACTTTGGTGTGGACCAAGAACCTAAAGAATTAGCAGTATTGCAAAGAATACCTCACGCTGTATTAGCGAAACAATATCCTAAGTTTGCCAATGTCATTATGGATGAAGTTAGTTCTGAATATAATACAATGGCATATATTTCTAGTTACGACAAGACTTGGGCTAACCAAGATGGTTCAGGAAAAGTTGTTGCAGAATATTATGATGAAGAAGGAACTTATGTTTTTCTTCCAGAAAATAAAATAATATTAGATTTTATACCTAACCCTTTAAAGTCTGGTCCACGATTTGTTATAGCAAAGCGTTTTAATTTTGACCAAATGCAAGGACAATTTCATCATGTTATTGGCTTAATGGCTAACATGGCGAAGATTAATATTCTATCTGTCATTGCAATGGAAGATGCTGTGTTTACAGAAACCAACATCATTGGCGAGATAGAAAGTGGACAATATAGAAAGGGCAGGTTCGCTGTTAATTACTTAACTCCTGGTAGTCAAGTATCAAAACCAGTAAATAACTTACCCTATCAGTTGTTCCAACAGATAGATAGATTAGAAAGACACTTGCGTTTAGGTTCTGCTTATCCAGTATCAGATGATGGACAATCGCCTAATGCGTTTGTAACTGGTAGAGGATTAGAGGAACTAGGTCAAAGTTCTTCCTTACATGTACGAGAGTATCAAACAATAATGCAAGATGCTTTAGAACAACTTGATGCTAAGAGATTAGAGTGGGATGAGGTTATGTATAGTGGTATGCGTAAACCACTTGCAGGTTTCAGAAAAGGAACTGCATTTAAAGAAACCTATGTACCTAAATCAGATATAGCAGAAGTTTATCAAACACGAAGAGTGTATGGTGTTATGGCAGGGTTTGATGAACCACAGAAAATTATTACTGGGTTACAACTCAAACAACAAGGCGTTATTGATATGCAAACATTACAAGAGAACCTTGATGGTTTAGATAACATATCACAAATACAAAACAGAGTAAATGCTGAAAAAGCAGAAACTGTGTTATTTGAAGCATTAATGGCTCAAGCAGCACAAGGTAATATTAAAGCAAGTATTGCTGCGAAAGAGATTAGAAAAAATCCACAGAACATGACACAGATACTAGATGAGTTTTATACAGAAGAAGAAGTACAATCGCAAGAGTTACAAGCACAAGCTGCTGCTGCTCCTGCAGAACAAGATATAGCTTCTGTACTTGCACAGTTAGGTGGAGGATTACCACCAGAACAATTAGCTGCAGGTCCAGGAATACCTCCAGGAGTTCCAGTTGGCTAAAGAATTTGAAAATATTAATGAAAGATTTATTGATATTATTAACCAAGAGGATTGGGATTTTGATACTTTTCCAACTGAAGAGGAAACTATAATTAGTGTAGTTCCTATAATTAGACCAGATGTAGAAACAGGAGATGTACCACTAGGAACTTATATTATTCCTACTCCAATACCAAATGTATATCTAAGCATATCATTAGGATTTGATATAGGGAATGGAGGGTTTTATGGTTAGAAAAACAAAGTCGTTTAAACAAGCTACTGATATGGCAGTAGATGGTGCATATCAAGATTTAGTGGTTCCACCAAGAGCAGAAGGCGACCCAACAGGGCAATCAGCAGCAATAGAAAATCAACTTGCTGCTATAGATGCACAAGTTGCAGCAACAGGTGGTATGCCTAATGTTTCACAGTTACCAAAATTTGAAGGTAATATTTTTGAAACACCAACACAATTTCCTGACCAACCTGGTTATATACCAGAACCTGCTGTTATGCCAAAACCTGTGTCAGAAACGCAAGTAACAAAAAAACTTTTACTAGATAGGTTCCCAGAATTAAAATATAGGTTTAACTAATGTCATTCTATTTAAGGTGGGGTCAAGAATGGCTTAAGGAACAAGAACAAAAAACTCTTGAACAACAATCAGTTGATGCTGCAAAGAATGCAATGTCAGATGCAGAAATAGAAATACTAGGTAATCAGACATTAGCTTTTCAATCTATGCTTCCAAATGAAAGTAGTGATTTACCATACGCAGCTGCTTCAATGGGTTTAACTAATATAGATGTTTATAACCTATGGAAAGATACTAAAACAGAAATACCTGACCCAAACGAAGAACCTAATAAAAAAAGAAGCAATCAATTCTGGGCAAGAATTAAAGATGCTTATGTTAATGCTAAAGAAGTACAACATGAAACTCAAAAAGAATTATTTGGCGAAAGTCAGATAAGAAAAAGTACAGTAGTTAATTCATTACTTGTAGGTTTAAATGCCTGGTATCAAGGAGCACAAGTTGCATTAATGAATAGCTATGGTGTTGCTAGTAAAGCAGAACTTGAAAAATTAGCTGCGGAACAAGGTAAAGATTTAGATAGAGATTTTTCAAGATTTGTTGGCGACCCAGAAACAGAAGATAATGAAATACCATTAACTTGGAAAGTACAATCTTTTATGAAAGGAATACAAGCAGTAGCTGCTAGATATTCTTTGGAAGAGATGGAAAAAAAATTTGGAGTAAAGTTTTCATCAGAAGCATTAAATTTAATACCTGCATTAGTTACAGATAGTAAAACATTTCTTAATACACAAAAAGATTTTAAATTTGCTGAAACTGATTTAGAAGTTATTAAACAACATTTTCCTAGTGTTCTTTCTGAAAATTTAAAAATAAAAGAAGATGGTGTAGATAGACCATTAACATTGCAAGAACAATTAGATGCTTATATAGATACAGTTAATCAACTATATGGTTCTGCTAATCCAACTGGAATAGAAACATACTTTGGTAGTAATGATTATTTTCAACAAGCTATGGCAAGTAGAGAAGGTTTTAAGAAATATAGCATACCAGCAACACCAGGAGATACTATACGCTATACACTTACAGGTTCTTTAGGTGGAGAATATTCTCCATTAAATAATGTTATTACAGATATTAAGTTAGAAACTGAAGGAGAGATATTTAAGTTAGTTGATACTTACCAAAAAACAAGTATGACTGACCAAGAATTTGAAACTAAATTTAACGCTTTATTATCTGCAGAACAAGAAAAAATATCAGATTTAAACTTTGACCCTAAACATGGTTGGAACGCATGGATAGGTTTTATGGGCAACTTAGGATTAATGGTTGCATTAGACCCAACTATGGCATTACCAGGTGTAGGTATTGGTGGAAAGTCAGCAGAAACAAGTAAGGTATTAACTAGCGTTGGTAAAGAGTTAGATGATTATATAAAAGCTGGTGGTAAGGTAGCAGACTTCTGGATAGATAAAGACCCAACTATACAACTAATGGCAGATGCTATTGGACAAGCAGTAGATGAAGGTGCACCAGTAATGTTATTTTTAGCAAGAAATGGTTTTAGTCCTAACCTTGCTATGAAGATTGTAAACAATCCAGACCAAACATTTAATATTATTAAAGAAAGTTTGACTGGTGGTTTAATATCAGATGTAAGATTTGCAGGAAATAATTTAACAAGTGCTAATGATTTTCATTTACAAGCAAAAGTATTAAACGATAATTTCTTAGACAATATGTATGCTGCTATGACTGATAATCAATATACAGCTACTTATATGCGTGGTGGTGGTAGAAAATCTAAGAACCCTATTAGAACATTGTATTCAAGTTTTAAAGATATATTTGGTGGTACAGACCCAAGAATACCATCAAGACCATGGGCTTATGTAACTGAACCAGAAAGAGCAGTAGATACTTTTATTAAAACTGGTTATATGTTTTCTATACCAGAAAATAAAATAGATGAATTACTAAAAACTTTTTACACAGAAATATATAACAAAAATTATAGGGGTGCTCAAAATATTTTTTATGATGAATTAATTTTAAAAGAAGGTGCATTACAACTTAAGTACACATTTGGTTTATCTGATAATGAAATTAAACAATTCTTTAAAGAACATTTAGATGATGTAAGAGGATTTGGAGAAAGAGGTAGAACATATAGACCAACATTAAGTGATAAGTTCTATGAAAGAGCAGCTATGCAAGAAGGCATGGACCCTATAACTAGAGCACAGTTTGCTAATACTTTGTTATCTGAAACAGATAAAGATGCTGCAGTACAAAGTGCATTAGCTATGGCAGGTCAAGCTATGGATTTAACTATTAATGTTCCTGATATTAAAGCTACACTTCGTTATACATCACTTCGTAGAAGATTAAGAAATAAAATATATAAAACTAATGCTTATGAAGAAAGTATAGATGCAGTAAGAGATGCTGCTGCTGAAGGTAAGTTAGGTACATTTTTTGATTTTAATACTCCATTAGGTAGAGAACTTAGAGAAGTAATAGAAGAAGGAGCAACAGACCCATCATGGTTATTTAAGTATGGTGCAGAGAAAATTCCATTTAAAGCTACAGATATAGCATTTACATTTATCAGTAGAGTATGGATGCCATTACAGCTAGTAACAAGAGTTGCATTTCCATTAAAGATTACAACAGATGGTAACTTAAGAATGAGTGCTAGAGGTTTAGCATCTATATTTAGGGACCCTTGGGAGTATCTAAAGTTAATTTGGAATGACCCTAATGGTGCAATGGTTAAATTAATACAAGCACAAAATCCAGATTTTAAACCATTAACAGCATTAACTGGACCATTTAGAACAACAGCAAAAGTATTGGATGAGAAATATCCAGACTTTATTAGAAAATCATTAGGTGCATTAAAAGAAAATAATGCTAAGTTTGGTTTGCCTGAAGTTCAAGACTTATATGAAAGGGACCCAAGATTTACTTCTGTATTTAGAAAGAACAGAGGAGATTGGGAGAATATTCGTAAGTATGCAACTGCAGAAGAAGTTGTAACTGGTGTATCTAAATTGAAACTAGAAGATGATTATGTAGAAGCATACATAGATTATCTTGTAACTCAAATAGCACACGACCCATTTATGCCAGTTGTTGCACAAGCTATGACAAAAAACTTAAGTGATGCAGAGATTGTAGATTTAATACAAAGAACTCCATACTTAATGGATGAGATAACTGATATGAATAGAAAGATATTATCTATTAGAAGCGTTGATAAAGGTTCTCAAGTTGTATCAGTAATACAATCTCAAGAAGATTTCTTAGACTTTGTAAAACATCATAGAATGTTAATTTCTAACTTTACAGCTAACCAACAAAATCTTATAGATGTTATAGCACAAGGCATGGTAGGTAGAACAAATATTAGAAGTTTAGATGTAGCTAAACAAATTAATAAGAAAAAAATAAAAGAAGAGATTACTCCTTGGATGTATGAAGTTATAGATGACTTACCATTTGAAGTACCTGGCGTTAGAAAAGTAAGTAAGAAAGGTTTTGCTAAAGGTTATGCAGAATTTATGGATGCGTTGTTCTTTGTTGCTGGACAATCAGAAGCAGCGTTATCAAGAATACCTACATTTAAACAAGCATATTATCACTTCTTAGAAAGCAACTTAGTCTTTGGTACACGCAAAGCGTTACAAGATATACTAGATGCACACTACGACCCAGAGAATGTTATTAACTTACCTGCTGAATTAATTGCATCAGTTAAAAGAAACTTATTAGATGCTGAAGTTCCATTTGACCAGATAGAAGAAGTAATGAAGAAAGTAGTTAGACAAAGATTATCTGTTACAGATGATGCAGTTACATTTGTTGCTTACTATCCAGACAATAAATATTCTCCCAGAGTTTTACAGTCTGTATCTAAAAATCAATTAGAACTTGATTTGTTATTAAACAATGCAGAAAATAAAGCATATTCATTAGAAACTGCAGGAAGAATTAGATTAGGAGATGAGAATACAAAGATAGGTACATACTATTCATCATTACCTAGAAGAAATGTTTTAGTAGATGGTGTATTAGATAAATCACAAGACCAACAATTTATTGGTGCATTAAAACAATTACATGCAGGTACAGATAAAAATACTTTTAGAATTACAAATGATTTTAAAGCATTAATTAAAGAAAACCCTACACCAACAATTAAAGAATTAAGAAAAGCATTAGGTATGGGTAATGCTAAGTATGATGAAGTAGCAGAGTTTATGCAAAGGTCTGGCATACTTGCAATGGTTGATAGTAAGTCAGGAAAGTTAGTAGTTAATAATGCTAGAAAGAGTGGTGTAGTATCACAGTTTACAGAACTTGAATATCATACAATGTTAGACCTTGATGATATTAGAACTGATACTGTACGCAATATGACATTCAATGACTTGAATAAAACATCTTCTTCATACGCATTTGAATTACACAATAGATTGTTATATAACTTGTTAGAGCGTGGTTATTTAGCAGAAGCATACAAAGTTGGTTTACCTTTCTTTGAAGCATATAGAGAAGTATTAGGTAGATGGACACAGTTAGGTGCAGCTAATCCTAGAGCAATAGCACAAGTTGGGTTTGCTTATAGAAAAGGTGTAGAGAATAACTATATCTATTCAGATAAGTTTGGAGAAAAGTATTTAATTATTCCTGTAGGTGGAACTGCATTAGAGAACTATGTTAAGTCTGAAGGCGAAGGATTATGGAAAGATGATATAAGCATACAAGATAGCAACATAATACTTAAAAGAAGTTTACCAATATCAGCATTAGGTGTTGCAGGTGGAGGTTTGTTTCCACCATTAGGACCAGTTGTAGCAATACCAGTAGGTTATTTAACAGCAGATAATCCAGAAACTAGAAGATTGTTAGAAAGAACCATATTCCAGTTTGGACTTCCATTTGAAAGTGGCGTTGGGGATTTAAAAGATTTAGTAGGAGAAATACTTGTAGAAGAAAACATACCAGCTACAGGTAAGAATATTATTAATGCAGTTGCAGATAAGTTAGGTTTTAAAGGATTTGATGAAGATTTATATACAACAGCTACAGCACAATCAGTACAGATAGCTGCAATATTATATCCAGATAAAGTAGATGACCCAGAGTTTTTATTTACTACAGCAGCAACTATACGAAATAACATATACCAACTTAAAGCATGGGATAGAAACATAAACCCATTGGTACCAAAAGTAAATGTGTTATATCGTATAAACACAGAGAACGATACCTTTAATGATTGGTATGGAAAACAAAATGAAACATCTGGTGTTGTTTGGAATAGCTTTGTAGAGTTAGGAATTATTCATGGTTTCTATCAAGACTTAAGAGAACAATATGCTTTGACTATGGGTAGCAAACAAGCAGACTATGAAGCGACATTAGACATTGTTAGATTACTTGGATTAGATACTTATGATTTAGAAACTTCTTTTACTACTGCACAGTTACAACTTAAAGGTAAGGCTATATCTGAAAGTGGACCAATGGCTAGAACAAAACCAGAGTATCAGTTCTTAATGGATAACCCAGAATTATATGCTGACTATGGTTCCAGTATTTTATATTTCTTTGATGGCTTAGGTTCAGGAGAAATAGATTACACATCTTATGGAGTACAAAAAGGTTTAGGAAATATTACTCCATTAAATAAAGAAGAGTTTTATTGGAGAGCATCTACTTATGCTGCATCTTTAGTTGAAAGGGCAATGTTAGAAAGATACCAAATAAAATGGGACACTAACAGATATAGTCCTGAAGAACAGAAAAAAGAAAAAGCAGAATTAGAATTAACACTTAGAAAGATGTTTCCACTTGCTTATCAAGTAGACCCTGCACAAGTAGCAACATTGTTACCAGGAAAAGAAATACCTGATACCTTTGATTGGGATTTAGTTATACCAATTCTTGAACAAGCTATAGAAGATGACAGAACTAAATCATTAGGTTTGTATGAACCAATGAAAGATTACA